TGTCGTTATGGATACATATACTATTATAATTATTATGATATTGACATTTGCTACTGGGTTGCTGTTTGGATGTATGTTTGGTGGGTATACTTTAGATTTTTTAAATATTAAATCTGAAGTATATAGAACTAAAAAAACATTAGAAAAAACTAATTATAATTTAGATATTGAAAGACTTAGATTAGATTTTTTAAGGGAATATCCTGAAGCTAATCAGCAAGAACAATGTAATACCAATGCTATAGGTTTTTATCAAGAAAAAGACTGTGAAGAATATATAGACGAAGAATAAAATATTCAAGATAAAAAATGAGAGATTCAAGGTGGTTTAAAGAGAAGATAATATCTTCTCTTTTTTGATTTGTTTTAAAAAAAATAAAAGGAATATAAGGATGTCATAAACCACACGCCTAAAGGCGTGGGCTTGTAAAGCTCTATTATGACCAGACTAAGCTTTTTATGAGCTACGATATTTCTGTTATGACACCTATAGATACCCCCTCAGTCTATAGCAACTGTCGAGTAATATTAAACAATTCTATGTGGTAGGAATAGTGTATTATTCTTAAAAAGCAGAAATATCATTGTCGAGAGGAGTAGTTTTAAGCTACGTTACCTGCATCAAGCAGAGAAAGGAGTAAAATCCAAGATGGTATTTGTGTTAAACAAAAATAAAGAGCCATTAAGCCCTTGTCATCCAGCGAAGGCGAGGCAGTTATTAAAAAAGGGCAAGGCTGTAATTCATAAAAAACACCCTTTCACGATAAGGCTAAAGGAATACAAAGAGGTAAATAAAAAGAATAAAGATGAATATAGGCTTAAAATTGATTATGGTAGTAGATATACAGGCTTGGCTATACTAAAAAAGAATACAGATGTTATATGGCTGGCACAAATAGAACATAGAACTGATATAAAGAAAAAACTAGACAATAGAAGGGCTTATAGACGCAGGAGAAGAAGTAAAAACCTAAGATATAGACAGCTGAGGTTTGACAATAGAAAACGAAAGAAGGGTTGGATACCACCTTCTTTACAAAGCAGAGTAGACAACATTGAAAGTTGGGTTAATAAATTAATAAAACTATGTCCATTAACTCACATATCCTATGAAAATGTAAAATTTGATACTCAATTAATGAACGATTCTACTATTAAAGGCATTGAGTATCAACAAGGTACATTGATGGGTTATGAAATTAGAGAATATTTACTAGAAAAATTTAAGAGAAAGTGTGTTTATTGTTATAAGACTGATATTCCACTAGAAATAGAGCACATCATACCAAAATCAAGAGGTGGCTCAAATAAAATAGATAATTTAGCTATAGCTTGTAGGAGTTGTAATCAAGCAAAGGGTAGTAAAACAGCAAAAGAATTTGGCTATTCAGATATTCAAAAACAGGTTAAAAAACCTTTAAAAGATGTTGCAATATTAAATGCAACAAGGTGGAAAGTATATGAAGTCTTAATAGCGACAGGTTTACCAGTAGAATGTGGAACAGGTGCTATAACAAAGATGAATAGAGTTAGCTTAGGAATACCTAAAGACCATCATTATGATGCTTGTTGTATAGGTAAAAGCACACCAGACAACCTACATTTTAAAACAGGTAATGTCTTATATATTAAAGCTATAGGCAGAGGCAGTCACTGTAGAACTAATTTAGATAAATATGGATTTCCTAGAAGTTATTTGCCAAGACAAAAATATTTCTTTGGTTTTATGAGCGGAGATATGGTTAAAGCTATTGTGCCAAAAGGTAAAAACAAAGGCATATGGTATGGAAGTGTAGCCTGTAGAAGTACAGGAAGTTTTAATATAAATTTAAAAAAGGGAAGAGTGCAAGGAATTAACCATAAATACTGTCAGATAGTACAAAAATCTGATGGATATAAATATGTACTAGAAAGGAGAGAAATTGAGTCGCCACATTCCTCCCACAGCTAAAGCAGTGGGCTTCCTGTGGTTAGATTCTGTGAGCATAGTATTGGGAAGAATTAAAAAAAATAAAACAGAAGCGGATACTAAAATAGATTCTAATGTCAATGTAAATACAAAACAAAAAATTAAGTGTCCTATGTGTGGCAAACTTCAAAAAGATTCCGATTATTATCGTGCCACATCTCCATTATATGAGAATAATAATAATCGAATGGTTTTTTGTAAAAGTTGTAATGTTAAAGTTTTTGATAAATATTTTAAAATAACTAATGATTTAAGAATAGCAACATATATAACTTGTATGAAATTTGATGTACCTTATAGTGAGTCTGAATTTTGTGGTATGTTAAAACAAGTAAAAAACGGAAGCGAACAACACCCATTTAGAATATACATGACAAAATTAAATTCATTAGGTCTTTTTAATAATAATATGTTAGATTTTGAGCCAGAAGGTTTGTTTAAAAAAGATATGAATTTAGATTATACTAGTAATATAAAATCAGAAGATAAAGAGGATGTAAACCCCAGTATAGATTTAAAGGAAATTGAAAAAGAAATAGAAATAACAGAAGAAGATTTACAAGTTAAAGAAGATGTGATTAGACTTATAGGATATGACCCATTTGCCGGGTATTCTAAATTTGATCAAAAGTTTCTTTACAATGATTTATCACCTTATTTAGATGAGGATACATTAGATGATAATTTTAAACTTAGTCAAATAATTCAAATAGTAAATAATAATAATCAAATAAGAAAGATAGACTTAATTATTAATAATATGAGTTGTGATGTTAAATCTTTGTTGGCAAATCACGGAGACATTAAATCTTTAACTCAAACTAAAAAAAATATAGTTGATAATACAGATAAAATTGCAAAAGAAAATTCTATATCTGTAAAACATCGAGGAGATAAAACTGCTGGAAAATCAACCTTAACATATCTTATGAAAAATTATAGAGAGTTAGGTTTTGAAGATGCAGAGCAAGATTACTATGATCAAAAAAAAGCTAATGGAATGAAACTTGTTGCGGATATATCTAATAAAAGTATATTAGAACAATTACAATTTGATGAGAATGATATAAATGATATGTTTTTTACACAAAGGCAATTAATAGAACAATTGAATCAAAAGGTATTAGAATTAGAAGAAGAAAATAGACAGTTATATGTTAAGTTAAGTTTGCCTCCTGAAGAAAAAGGAGAGTGAATTAAATGAAAAGAAATAAAAATATATTAAGCACTAGAAAAATTAAACTGTATCAAGCTAATTCTAAAATTATAAAGTTTTTTAGAAGAAATCCTATAATTGCTTGTGAAGATTTATTGGGTATAAAATTATTAGATTTTCAAAAATGGATTATACAGGAAGCATGGAATAAGCCTATGGTTTTGATGGCTTGTAGTAGAAATGCTGGAAAATCTTTTTTGGGTGCAATAATTATAATATTAAAAGCTGTGTTATATGAAAATCAATCTATATATATAGTAGCCCCTGTTGGAGATCAATCTAAAGAGTTATTTAATAAAATTGAAGAAATTGTATTAAATATAGGTAAAACGGCAAGCTCAATAGATTCCTTAAAAGATATAGTTATGAATGAGGTTGTAAAATCACCTTCATGTAAAACAGGATTTAGTCATCCACAGTCGGGTTTTCATGTTGAATTTTATAATGGGAGCGAAATATATTCTTTAAATGGAAATCCAGATAACAACAGAAGTAAACGTGCAACATTAGTATTTTTTGATGAATGTGGTTTTATGTCTGAAGAAGCTATTGCTGCAACAGAAGCATTTGCAACTCAAGATTCTAATTTTAAAACGTCTACTAAAAAAGACTTCAATATTAAAGCACAAAGAAAAAAATGTCCGACACAATTAATATACGCTTCTTCTGCAAGTGATGTTGATACTACTTTTTTTAAACATTATAAAAACTTTGCTAAACAAATGTTTTTAGGTAATCCTGATTTTTTTTGCTGTGATATACCTTGTGAAGTTCCTTTGAAACCAACTATGGACGGTGAGTTATATCCACCATTACTTACGCAAGCTAAAATAGACTCTGCTATGAAGGCTAATAGAGATAAGGCTATGAGAGAGTACTATAATAAGTTTACAAAAGATGGAGGAGAGTCACAAATTGTTAAGTGGGGTGCTATAAGAAGGAATGAAACTTTATTATTGCCAGAGCTACATTATACTAATGGTGGTAAATATGTTTTAGCTTTTGACCCTGCAAGAATCAATGATTGTTCTATTATAGGAGTAATGAAGATTATAGAAGACCCTAATATTGGCTATTATGGAGAAATAGTAAATATAACAAATCTTATAGATATAGCAAGTAAAAAAGGTTATAAGATGACTTCACAAGAACAAATAAAATCTTTAAAAGATTCCATATTATCATACAATGGTGATGCCCCCGACTATGAAAATATAGAAGCTTTATTAATTGATCCTGGTGCTGGTGGTGGAGGAATTAATGTATTTGGTGATGCATTATTAGAAGATTGGGTAGATAACAAAGGTATTACTCATAGAGGTTTAATTGATAAAGATTATGATATATATAAAGGTTTTGAAGATAGATACCCTAATGCCATAACTGATAAATTAAGATTTTTATCACCAACAAAATATAGAACACAAATGGTTGATGAGTTTATTGAATTAATGGGATTAGATTTAATTAAATTTACTAAAGAGTATAGTGGGAATGGTTATATAACTTTAGAAAAAGAAAAATCAGGCAAAGCTGATGAAAAAGAAATAGAGTTAATTAAGAAACATCTTTCATTAGAAGAAGAAATAAGTTTAATCAATATAGATATAGCTAAAACAGAAATAACCTCAATACATAAGTTTGAAAATGCTGAGAAAACAAAATATTCTTATGCTTTATCAAAAGAAAAAGAAAGAACTATGAATGATGATAGATTTTATGTAATAATAATGCTTGCACATTATCTATATGGTTTAAGAAGAAGTAATATCACTAGAAAAAAAACAAAACCTATAAACATG